AGCCCCGTGGCGACATTCATGAATGGAATGCTAAAAATGTTTACCCAGAATCGGTAACAAGAGAAGAAGCGAAGAAGAGAATTTTTGCTTGGTTATATAATCCCGAGTCAAAAGACTATTTCTCTAACCGCGCTTATGATAGAAGTTCGGTGGTGAAAAAATATTATGATGGGAGTCAGGTGAAAACCTTTTTTTCCAGAGCAATACCGTCAGACGATTACCATGCATTAAATTATATTATTCAGAGCACAGCAAGTGATTTGTTCTTAAGAAGGGCGATAGAGATTAGTAAAATGCTACAGGGAAAGAAATCTTATATTGCGTTTACCTTACACGACTCATTGGTTATTGATTATGCTGAAGAGGACGGGGACTTGATTCAACAATTACATGATACATTCAGGGATACTGATTTAGGACAATTCGTGGTGAATGTTTCCACGGGTAAGAACTTTGGTGAGATGACGAAGTTGGAGCTATGAAGGTATATAATAAATTGGTGAGGGATAAGATCCCATCTATAATTGCCAAGCACGGGAAAGAGTTTTCCACACACAAAGCCTCCGAAGAAGAATACTTAGAAAAGTTAAAAGAAAAGCTCTTAGAAGAGGTAGAAGAATTTCTTGAAGAACCTTGCCTAGAAGAGCTGGCTGATATTTTTGAAGTATTTAGCACACTGATTGGTACCTTGGGCCATACAGTGGGTGAGCTACGAGAGTGTGCAATGAAAAAGGTTGCAGAGCGAGGGGCTTTCAGTTCCAGAATCATTCTGGAGAGTGTAGAGGACTGATATGAAGACGATTATCGGATTGGGGAAAGCGGGCGTTGGCATCGCTGACCAGTTTTCAAAATATCCTCAATACAATATATTCAAAATCAAGGTTGGCCCCCGCAAGGAGAGATCAAAGACAGTATTTAGCATACCCAAGAAACAAACGCCAGAAAGTTATGAGAAAAACTGTCCATCTTTAAAGACCTTTTTGAAAGATGTAAACGGGGATGTGGTATTTGTTGTAGATGGTTCAGGATATGTTTCTGCCGCTTCGTTGAGAATTATGCAGCAGCTTAAAGATTGCCAGATTACCGTATTGTATATCAAGCCGGATATCCAATTTTTATCAGACACTTATCGCCTGAACGAGCGAGCAGTGAGGGGTGTGCTACAGGAATACGCGAGGTCGGCGGTTTTCAAAAGAATATATCTGGTTGACGTGCCGCTTGTCGCAGCAACGCTGGGAGACGTGCCAATTAAACTTTTTCACGAACGAATTTATAATGCTGTTGTATCTTCTATGCATATGATTAATGTTTTTGACCATAGCGAAGTAGTAATGGGTACGCGGTTTGCGCCAATGGAGGTTGCACGGATATCTACTTTTGGTTTTGTGGACAATGAAGACGGCAAAGAAAATTTATTTTTTGCCCTTGACTTTCCTCGCGAAAAGAATTATTATTATGGTATTAATGGTGAGAAGCTTCAGACGGATGGAACTTTGTTGAGGAAGGTTAATGAGCGAGTATTGGCCGAAGCGCATGATGGCTTGAAGGCGTCCTATGCCGTATATGAAACGAAGTATGAGGATGATTATATTTATCTCACAGCCCACAGTTCGATGGTGCAGTCGTGATATTTGCAATTGAACTTTTTTAAAAAAAGGCTTGACATACTCAGCCCACTATGTTAAAGTGTATGTTAGAAGTTTAGGATATTGGCTAAGCTTACTTTAACCCTAAAGGAGAAAGCAATGGGTATTGATTTTAAAAAGATGAGGGCTAAAAAACTGGCTCTCGAAAGCCGTGGTGACGGAAAGTCTAGTTCTTTCTGGAAGCCACAGGAGGGGGAACAGACGATTCGTTTGATTCCCACTCCCGATGGTGATCCTTTTAAGGATTATTGGTTCCACTATAACGTGGGCAAGAATTCCGGGTTCCTCTGTCCTAAGAAGAACTACGGTGAAGACTGCCCCGTGTGTGATTTCGCTAGCAAGCTTTGGCGAGAGGGCGACGATGACAGTAAGAGGATGGCTAAGTCTCTTTTTGCTCGTCAGCGTTTCTTTTCCCCCGTTATGGTTCGCGGCGAAGAGACTAGCGGTGTTCGGGTCTGGGGATACGGGAAGATGGCATATGAAACGCTGTTGAACCTTGTTCTTAATCCTGAGTATGGCGATATCACTGACGTTGATAGTGGCACGGACCTTGTCATGAAATATGGCAAGCCACCCGGTGGTCAATTCCCATTGACTAAGCTCACTCCCAAGCGTTCCACCTCTCCAGTATGTGCGGATAAGACATCGGAAGAGTGTGCAGAACTGCTTGAGAGCATCCCAGAGTTTGAAGACTTATTTGAGCGCAAGACCTCATCCGAGGTACAAGCAATGCTTGATGGTCATCTTCTTGAGGATGAAGACGCAGAGGTAGCTTCAACTGAAACTGTAAAATATAAGTCTCAGTCTGATGGCGATTCTAATTCTGTGTCGGAAGCGTTCGAAGAGCTTTTGAGCTAAGAGTCTTCGGCCCACAGGGAGGCATAGGGATATCAGGTGCCTCATACTTTAACATAAGGAAAAACTATGAATAACAATACAAACACTCCGAATACACTTAACGATATGATTACCCTTCTTACGGAAGTGCAGGCGGATTATAATAAGTTTTACGTCGATGGAAATTCTTCAGCAGGAACACGGGTTCGTAAGATAATGCAACAGATTAAGACGGCTGCCGGTAATGTCCGAACTCATATACAGGCCACGAAGAACGGTCAATAGACGATTACCACAGGGAGGCATAGGGATATCAGGTGCCTCAATTTTAAACATTCACTTGCGGGGGGATAAATGGCAAGGCCGAAGAAGACGAAAGCAGGCAAATTAAGCATTGAGGATATGCGCAATCTCATTAATAAGAAGGCTGGCATCAACGTCGCGCACAATTTGTCGGCAGAAAACCCAACCGAAGTCAAGCAATGGATTCCGACTGGCTCACGATGGCTTGACTCAATCATAAGTCGTGGTCGCCTCGCTGGCATTCCTGTCGGAAAAATCGTGGAGATTGCTGGGTTGGAATCAACCGGCAAGTCTTACATGGCAGCACAGATTGCAGCCAACGCACAGAAGATGGGGATTGATGTAATTTACTTTGATTCTGAGTCTGCGGTTGACCCATCTTTTCTGGAAAAGGCTGGGTGCGACATTGATAATCTTTTATATGTCCAGGCACGTTCAGTAGAGTTTGTCCTTGAAACTATTGAAGATTTATTGGGTACAAACGAAAGTCAGATGCTATTTATCTGGGACTCACTAGCATTAACTCCATCTGTTTCTGATGTTGAAGGAGATTTTAATCCACTATCGTCAATGGCAGTGAAACCAAGAATTCTCTCAAAAGGAATGTCAAAGTTGACTGTGCCAATCGCTAATAGCAAGTCAACTTTCCTAGTTTTGAACCAGCTTAAAACAAATATTACAAGTAACATCGCTGAAGCTCTAACGACACCATATTTTACGCCTGGTGGCAAGGCAATGCATTATGCCTATTCATTGAGGGTTTGGTTGACTGGTCGTAAGTCAAAAGCATCTTTCATTTTGGACGATAACGGTTTCCGAATCGGTTCAGAAGTTAAGGCGAAGATTCAAAAGTCTAGATTTGGGACACAGGGTCGTCAATGTGTTTTTAAGATCTTGTGGGGCGCTGATGTGGGGGTGCAAGATGAAGAGAGCTGGTTTGATGCTGTTAAGGGCTCGCGACATTTAACTTCAGCAGGAGCTTGGTATTCTATGGACATGGGAGACGGAACAGTTGAAAAATTCCAACCAAGCCGATGGATGGAGAAGATGCAAAATGATAAATTTCGTAAGCGTGTCTTATCTATCATTGATGAAGAAGTCATTATGAAGTTTGACAAACGCGAAGGTGATGCTTCTGAATTTTACAAGGACTTAGACGAAGAAGAGTCCGCTGCGGGGTCTTAATATTAATATGAAACATATATTATTTTCTTTTTTTGTGGGCATATGCCTATTCTTAACAGCTAGTGCGGATTTGCACGCGAAGGCATGTAAATCCGTACCAGCTGCTTTTTATTACAGCAGGGTTGAATTACAGCAGGATGAGTTTCTTGTCGCTTGGGTGCATAGTACGCCGGTAATTTATTTTCATGCCCGTGTCGCGACGAATTCAGGCGTTTCGGAAACTTTAATGATAGCAGCTGAATTTGACAAGTTTCAGGAAGCATGGGTTTTCTACGGACAGGTTCCGGTATCTTTAGTTAAGATGGTACACAAGAAGTGGAAAATTCACAGAGCATCTTATCAAAAGTGCTTAGGCGATACTGCGTGGCAGAATAAACAGTATTATTATTCTCCATATAGGTCAGATTATTCAAGCCATCCGACATATAACTGGATGGCTGTTGCGCCAAACAACAGGTCCAACGCAGGCCGTATGATTATTCTTAAACCACAGCTAAAAATAAAACCACGGCATATCATTATAAAGAGTCCAGGTACATCTACAAGGGAATTTCGGAAGCTCAAGCGACGAATTAAGAACAAAAAACTCTAGCTAGCTTTCTTAAAGATATTTTTTTGTTGACACTTAG